GTGAAGGTTTCGGACTGCCTCTTCTTGAGGCAGCAGCGTGTGATCTTCCTGTTATCGCCACGAATTGGTCTGGTCATCTCGATTTTCTAAATTCTCAAAAGTGGCTTAAGATTGACTACGAGCTTATGCAAATCCCTGATAAGAGGTGTGATCAACACATTTTCATGAAGGGCTCCAGATGGGCAGAACCTAATGAAGAAAGCTTCAAGTCGACAGTCAGAAGGTTTCGGAAGAAGCCTCAGAAGCCGCAACAGTGGGCAAAGGCACTTGGGGTCGATGTGAGAAATAGCTTTTCACACGAAAGCATCTGCAAACAGTATGACGAAGCAGTGGGGCATTTTCTATGATTGAACTATTTTATGAATACTGGGCGGTTCCAGTTGTGACAGCGCTAGTGCTGGTCACTGGCTTTAGCACATACTATTGCATATTTTTTGCGAGAAAGCTGCTTTATGTCACTGAGCAAATTGAAAAGTCACTAGATATACTTGATGAAAGGTACGCATCGATCGATAGGATCCTACAGATCCCGTTGTTCTATGACAGCAAGGAAGTTCGGCAGGTTTTGAAAGACATCGAAGTTAGTCGGGATGCGATCCTACAAGTTGCTGCTGCGGTTGGCCGCGTGGAGGAAACAGTTGACGAAGAAAGTTAAGCGAAAGATCCGGCGTCGCAGAACTGGAAAGCGCAACATGTATTTCACGGCTGAGACGCAAGAAGCAATCGTGAAATATCAAAACGCTGAGACACAGATCGAGAAGGAAGAGCTGTACAATCAGCACATCAAATATGCATTTGAGAAGCTCGTCGAAAGTCTCATTTTTGTCTACGGCTTCCACAATCCGTATGAGAATACGAGGCATATGCAGTCGGACTGCGTTTCGTTCCTTTTCGAGACAATTCATAAGTGGAGAGAAGATAGGGGGACAAAGGCGTTTTCATACTTCAATGTCGTCGCAAAGAATTGGCTTATCATGAATGCAAAGAAACGACAGAAGAGGGTCACTAGAAACGTTTCATTTGAGAGTAGAGATCTTCTCAGTGCGAAGGACAAGAAAGAAATCCTGCATCACCAAGTCATTCCGTCAGCAGATGACAACCTTGACAAGCATGAGTCTAGGCTCCAGATCATTGATGCAATGAAGGCAATAAAGGATCAGGTTAGCACAGAGCATGAAGCCGCATGCATCAATGCAATTATAACGATGTTCGAAAACGTTGAGACGCTTGACTTTCTCAATAAGCGCGCTGTATTTGTCTACGTTCGGGAAATCAGCGGTCTTGATAGAAAGCAACTATCAAAGGCACTGGGGTCAATCAGAACGAAGTACAACTCAATTAGAGAAAGCAACGAATTTGACATGTTCTAGGAGTTTTAATGTCAAAGACAAGAGACAATGCAGTAAAGCGACTTGAGAAGCTAGGAAAGAAGGTTGAGTCATTCGGAGATCTTCTTGATAGTATCGAAAGTCTTGAAGACAAGAAGAAGCTCCTTTGGAAGGAGATCTATGAGAATGCAGTGTCTGATAGAGAGGCAGCCAGCGCTCTCTACACACAACTATACATGAATTTGAATGGCGGAACGCAAGAGCATGTTGCTGCAGGCTCAATCATGGCAAAGTATCTTGAAAGAATGTGCAAGTCAAATGAGCAGATCCTGAAGCTGGCTGAGCTCATTGCAAGGGAAGAAGCAAAGTCATCTAAGATTGATGCTGATGACGTATTTACAGCGATTAGTGGAAGCTAAATGGGACGTGCGCAGGATATCGGAAGCTCTCAATCAAGAGCGACAACAAACAGAATCCAACAAAGCGGAGGGTCAGGAGGGCCGTTTCTACGCGCGGTCGTGATCGATCTAATTTCAGACCCTAGCTATCTCACGGATGATGAGTTGACAGCTCTATTTTCAGAGATTTCTAACCCAGGAATTCTTTCTGGAAACGCTAGCGTTCCTGCTTTCGATCCTGAAGTGGACGATGTTGCAAAGCTTCGTGTCCTCATTCCGAGAAATACGCTGAAAGTTCAGATTGTCACGGACGGAGCAGGAAAGGGAACGCTGACACCTTCACTCTGCTTTCCGTTCTTTTCACCACACATTCAGTTTCCTGTCAAGCCTGGTGAGCAAATCTGGGTCTACAACGATAATCCAGGAAGCCCATACTTCTATTGGATGTCAAGAATCGTCGGTCCTGGATTCGTCGACGACATCAATTACACACATCTAGATCGCCAGATTCTTCCTGGTGCAGAGGGTGTTGAGCCTGCATTTCCGAACGGCGACGGGACACAAGCAAATAGAACTATTGGGATCGATGACACATACGAGACAATCGTCGCAGAGTCAGCGTCAGGGCTTTCGTTCACACCAGAGACGGTTCCTCGCTTTACACGTCGACCTGGCGATCTCGCACTTCAAGGTTCAAACAACACACTCATTTTGATGAGCGATGACAGAGGCTGGGGTGCAGATGAATCTCCTGGTGATAGCGAGACATCAAACGCCTCGAAGACAGACGAGGAAAGAGAAAGGGTCCTAGCAGGAAGCATCGACGTAGTTGCCGGTCGCGGACGTTTTCTTGCAGATCCAGGATCGGATCCTTCGAATACATCGCCAAAGTCTGTCGATAATGCTAGAGGTGAAACTGAGACAGATAAGTTCTTCTTGAACCCGACGGAGGGTGACCCTGATTTTGTAAGGGACTCAAGCCGCGTTTATGTCTCCATGAACACTGATGGTGATGCAAAGCTTGGCCTGGAAGAAGGTGACACATTACCCACTGCATTTGAAGGTGAATATCCACAGTCTGAGAACGAACCTTTCGTTATCATGAAATCAGACAATGTGCGAATCGTTGCAAGAAAAGATGATGACAACGGAATCAACGGAAGCATCAGAATTGTGAAGGAAGGCTCTGCGAATGAAGACCTTGCGACGATCATGATCACACCTGAAGGTAACATCCAAATTAGCGGTGCAAAGATTTTCATTGGTCGTGCCGGCAATGATGGCGGTTCAGGTGCAGTCGACGGAGCAGAACCCTACATGCGCTTCAGCGATTTTGAGGCTTATATGAATGATACTCTTGATAAAATTGCTGGCGACATTGAAGACCTTGCAGGGATTGTGGAAACAGCAACCGGCGGAGTTGGCGGTGCAGCTAATGTGACGCCTGGTTATGGCGGGCCTAACCCTGCGCTGGCAACCGCAAACGGACAGATTGCCGGTTACAGCGCTTCAGGGACAAAGGGTCAGAAAGACCAGATGGATGACATCAAGTCAGAAAGAATTTTTGGAGAGTAAATGCCAGTCAACGCAGGCGATACGACAGAAGAAACAGGGACTGGAACCCTAGCATTCGAGATAGCAGAAGCTTTCCTCAGCAGCGTCCCAGAAGATCAACGGCCTGATGTGAAAGCTAACGTCGACATTTTGGCCCAATCGATTGCAGATGCCATAGCAAAAGCTGTGAATAATGCAGATGCAGACGGTGTGTTAACAGGTTGATCGGAGCACTTCACGATCTACATATTTATGGATGAGGTGAAATGTGCCTTCTGGTAATCGAAAAGTCTACAGCTTCAAGTCTGTCGGTCAGACAAGCCAAGAAGCAACAGAACAAAGAGAGATCACCGTAAGAAGACCTCCAATTGGCATCAAAACACCGGTGCAATTTTCAACTGGTGAAGGCCTTTTCGAGATGCATACTGTTGCTTTGGACAACATCAAAGACAACTTCAAGAACCTTCTACTCACAAACCATGGTGAAAGAGTCGGCCTTTACGACTTCGGCGCAAATTTAGGCCCGCTTCTTTTCAACCTTGGGTCTGAAGATTTTGATGCGGAGGCAATCAGAAGAATCTCATCAGCGGTTAGAAAGTACATGCCATTTATTGAGCCTCAAACATTCGAGCCATTTACTCTGGGTGCATCCGAACAAGACCTGTCGATGACAGGTGTGAGGATTACTTATTCCATTCCAAAGCTAAATGCGCTTGATCAGAAGATCGAAGTCATCTTACACGCGGGTGGATAGTGGCACAGAAATTTAGAAATGCAATTCAAAGAAACTACCTTGCCCGTGACTTTGACGGGTTCAGGGCGCAGCTAATTGAGTACGCAAGGATCTTCTTTCCTGACAAGATCCAAGACTTCTCTGAGGCATCATTGGGTGGACTTCTCGTTGATCTTGCGGCTTTCGTTGGTGATACCATGTCTTTTTATATGGATCATCAGTTTAATGAGCTAGACTACACAAGGGCAACAGAACTCATCAACATTGAGAACCACCTCAGAAATGCTGGTGTGAAGGTTAGAGGAAAGTCGCCTGCATCCACGAATGTAAACTTTACGATCACCGTTGACGGAACTACACAATCAACTGGCCTTGTTGTTCCTGATACTACCCAGCTTCCGAAAGTCCTGATTGGGACAGAGTTTACTGGCGGAGGCACAACATTCGTTACTCTTGAAGATGTTGACTTTGCAAAGACTGACTTCATCGGTCAACTCCTCGGAACTGTTGAGGTCGCAACAGTTAATGCAGACGGGTCACCCGCGACATTCAACATTACGAGACAAATTCCTGTTGCTGCAGGAAGCCTGATAACAGAGAACGTCTCAATCTCAAATACCTTCATCCCATTCAGAACAGTCGCCCTAGCAAATGCAGACGTTTCATCGATTATCGGGGTCTTCGATTCTGACGGAAATGACTACTACGAGGTTGATGACCTCAGTCAAGACAACGTTTTTAAGGCTGTCTCGACAGACAGACCCCTTGACGGATCATTCGCTTCCTCAAACCTAGAAATTATTGCTGCACCGTATCGGTTCACGACGACAACAAGCTTGACAACAAGGCTGACAACATTGAGGTTCGGGTCAGGAGACGGAAAAGCTGTGCAGGACGACGTCTTATCAGATCCTGCGGACCTTGCACTTCCTCTCGTTGGAACGACAACATTCAAGAAGTTCTCAATAGATCCAAAGAGCTTGCTTGAATCAAACTCTCTCGGTGTATCGCCCAGAGGAACAACACTGACGATCACATATCTTTCAGGTGGCGGACTGAATACGAACGTTGCAGCAAATACGATCACGAACGTTAGCTCACTTCAAACAATTTTTCCGTCTTCCGCAACTGCCGCTGCAGTGACAAGGATCCGCGCAAACGCAACAGTTACGAATCCCAATCCTGCAACCGGCGGTGATGATGCACTCACTGTTGAGGAGCTAAGGGCGAAAATTCCTTCTGCTGTAAACTCGCAGAACAGAATCGTGACAAGAGAGGATCTTCTAGCAAGGGTCTATACTTTACCTGCACAGTTTGGCCGTGTCTTTAGGGCTGGCGTTTCCCCGAGCGGTGACAACAACTTGTCAAGTGATCTCTACATTATCTGCAAGGATTCAGCTGGAAAGCTTGCACCGGCAAGCGATACTCTCAAGCTGAATCTCAGATCATATCTCAATGAGTTTAGACTTGTCAGCGAGTCTATCGAGATTAAAGACGCGAAAGTAATCAACTTTGGTGTTGAATTTACGATCCGCGTCCGGCCGAATGCAAATAAGATAGTGACTGTCACAAATGTCATCAACAACTTGAAAGTCTTGCTGAGAACTCAAAATTTCCAAGTTGGTGAACCCATTATTGAATCTGACATCATCTTTTCGATCCTGAATACTCCAGGTGTCCAGGCACTTCCAACCCTAAAGTTTAGGAACTTCTTTGGAACAGTCAATGACGTTTCATATTCAGGTGAGGTTTTTGACCTG